TTCTGTTCCAAATAAGCCTTGTCCACATCGTCCATCTCCTTGTTCACCAGTACCCCGAAGTTATACATAGGTAGGTCTCTGAAGCTGCTCACCACCTTCATGTTCGTCTTACCGATAGCCTTCTCGTAGGCTTGGTAGACAACAGACTTTGGAGGGAGGATTTGCAACGCTCTTACGATGTCCTGACACACCTTCTTATACAATATCATCGAGGCGTTTTCAATTCCGTAAATAGCATTGTTGCCAGCCTGCATAGCCTGCTGACGAACGCCAACAAGCTGCTCTCCCTTTGGAGACGTTCCGTCCATCACCTCGTTGATACCCGTGCTGTCCCGTATCATCCTCAGGTAGTGGTTGTACAGCCCAATAAGCTCGTTGATGTTCCTGATGGAATTACCAATCTCACGGATGGGAGGGTTCTGGAATCCACCCTCTGGGTTCTTACTCCTATAGTAAAACACACCTGTCTGCTCGTAGATGTCCTGTATCTCCAGAGGCTGAAGCTCACCGCCCTTTCCGAGCTGTACGTTCTCCAGTCCCTCAACATCAATAATGAGTCCGTCAGGCTTTGCCTTGGCGATGCTCTGCTGTAACTTTAAATGAGTAATCTGAAGCATATCAGCAAAACCAATCACCTGTCCCGTCATAGACTTAGGAATCATCCTGCGTAAATTCACAGAAGAGAACGAGAACGAGAAACGGCACTTAGAAATGTCGTGGACGTTCCGAGGAACATTCATCTTCATCCCGTAGTCGAACAGCTTGTCTGTGCCGATGATGTACTTTCCACCCCACAGGGTTTCAATGTTCATGCAGCTTGGCTTGCGCTCATACACGGAGTTCTTAGGCTCTTTGTAAGAATATCCCTTATAGTAGAACCCACGGTTTCCGAAGCGTGTCTCCTTGTCCTCAAAGAACACCTCGTCTGTACTCTTATATTCAAAGTCCAACACCTCTATCGTGTACTCGTCATAGCCATACGAATACCTTTGGATGTTCTTGTCGTAGTAGCGTGAATCGAGCTTAGAGGAGCTGTTGCCATATCTGTTGCGGACAGTCATTGCAATCTTCTTGTACTCGTCCTCCGTGAACTGGTCACCAGCTATCCTCTTCAGCTCTTGTATCGTCATCTTTCGGACATACCCACAGTACATGATGTCATTCATGTTGGGGTCTTCCGTGAAGCTGTGGATGAAACTGATGGGGTCTACATACTTCTCTGTGATGCCGTAGTTGGGGTCGTTCTCACGCTTTGTGACAGCAAGCCCAACATTCACCAAGTCCTCCACACACCGCCTGTAAATAGAGTCGTTGAAGTCATTCCACTCCAACGTCATTTCTGTCGCTAACTGTGCAGCAACTTCTGCATCAGTTTTAATAAAGCTGTCCATAAAGATTTCAACTTCCTCAGGAGTGTCTGGAAGCTGGTCTGGCTCAACCTCAATATCCAACCCAAGCTGTTTAGCTTCCTCAAGAAGAGGCTTTTGCTTGATAGCAGCTTTGATATAATTCTTTTTACCATCCTTCTGTGTTTGTGATAGGGGGTCAACAGCCTCAAGGTTTGGATAAGGCTTTCTTGACAATATCTTATTAACTACAATGTTTACGAATTTAGGAACAATAGGTACAGGTCGCCAATCAATATTAAGCAAGCTGCCATCGCCAGCGTTAGGGTCAAGACTCGTAAGTATCTGCTTGTATACTGAGGTGTCCTGTGTGCCGTTTGCATAGTCTCTGTTCCTTTCAAATTCTTTTAGCCTCCGCCTGTACAGAGAAGCCTCGTCATCTATACTCCCCCACTGACTCTCAATAGCCTTGGCATACGTCAGTCCGTAAGACTTGCTACACTTGGTAGCGTGGTCTGCTAACGGGTCTGGGAATGATTTTAGTCCAAACTTGTCTCCCTCCTGCTTACTGTACATTTACGGAAAAATAATATTGCACAAAGATAGTGCTTTACGAGTTGAATTTGAATCGCCTAAAGAACTGCTTATCAGAGGTATTAGCGGGTGACTTGGGCTTCACATAATTCTGACTTGCAAGGAGAGCCAACCCTGAACTAATCGTGAGGTCATACTTCGTCCTCTTTGTTATGCGGTAGTTTATCCAGTCGTTGAGCGTCCTATCGAAGAACATCTTCCCAGCACTCCCCTCCTCATCGTAGCCCACATGGTGGTGTATGTAGCTCTCTATAGCCTGTGCATGGCTCTGTATTATCTCCGCTGAGTTGGAGGGAATACCCTTGGTTTTCACCTTGATGTTGCTGTTCCCTGTAGACAGGCTCTTAGGTCTATCCATCAGGTAGCCCATGTAGCCCCTGCTCTCAAAGTACCTCGCTATCCCGTACTTGTTGTTCTCTATCAACACCTTCGCCCCGTAGAAGAACGTAGCCATAAGAACGTCCTCGTAGAATATCCTTGCCAGCGGTGGGCGTGTTGCATACTCCAGCACAAACTGGTTTGAGGGGATGTCCCCACTCATCGTGAACCCCGTGTATATGTGGAACGCACCGTTAGAACCCCTGCTGTCCGTTGTCTCATCGATGTCATAGGAGTCCACACCACCGAACACAAAGTCGTGTGGGCTTATGAGCTGATTTCGTTCGCTCTTCTTCTTGTTCCTCATCTCAGCGTTCGGCATCCAGCTTACATTGAACTTCCCGTTGGGGTCGTCCATAAATACTACTTCCGTGTCTTTTTCCCCATTCTTCCAAACAAAATTACCAGTACGGGTAGGAAATGGATAGAGAGTACTATTATAATCAAGTTGGTCATATATCTTAGCTACGTTAAATGTTGATGTGTCAAGTGAGTCTCTGAACGCCTCATCCATTGTAAATGGAAACTGCCTGATGAATTCATTCAGCTCCTTCGCATCTCCTTTCAACGCTTCCCTCTCATTCTTCAGGAACGTCTTTGCTCCAATGCTTACATAGTCTCCATCAATAGTTTGTACGGGTTCTTTAGGGTCATCTATGATAGGGTTTCCGTGTTTATCAAAAAATCCTTCCAACGCCTCGTATGCTGGAATGAATATACTGTACAGTCCACTCTTAGTCCTGCCGTTCTCGTTGCGCTCGGCTGGGTTGGAATACTCCACCAGCTTCTTGAACTCACTGCCTCCCATGCTCATGGGGTTGACGGTGCTTCCCACCAATGCTTTCCCCACTATCCTACGCCCTACAATAAGGCAAGTACGGTTGATTCGCCAAAAGTCTTGTAGGTCGCACGTTTCCCACTTACCCGCCTCATCCATAAGCAGTCTGTACAGCTTACTTCCGTCATAGGCGTTTGTCGTGGTGTTTTTGTGGTCGATGATGGTGTTGAGAGCCTCGTCTCGTTGTATCGTCCTCGACTTCTTTGTCACACGCTTGGATGGTGTTCGGAACGCCAGCTCTGCCCTCGGATTGGTAGTACCATCGAATATGGGTCTTGCCCACCAAGGCATATTCCTGAACCCGTTCACCACCTTGGAAATGAATACTACGTTCTTGGCATCATCACCCGTCTTACTCACAATGCCCAAGTGCTTGTCCTTCACTTGAGAGCCGTCATTGAGCAGAATAGATGCAGACATATTCGAGTATCCCGAACGCCTGCACTTGGTAAACACTTGCCCTATGCTCCTGCCATCCATCTCACAAGCCTGCCAATGCAAAAACAGTTTTCGTTGAAACTGCAAGAAATTTCCATGCCCGATGTCCAGCTTGTAGTGGGTGAGCATAAAATAATGATTTCCAGTGATATATGTGGGGTGTCCATTATTCATAAACCACACCCCGTCCCTGCGCCTACGGAAGTCTTCCCGTATCACCTTTGAATACGTCTCCCTGAGCTTTGCTGGCAGCTCATTAAACTCGTCCTGCCCACTTATCTGTGTGAGCTCCTTCGGGAATATAGGGGTGCGCCCATGCTGCTGCGCTACAGGCTTGTCTGAGAACCAGATGTCTTTCTTGAGGGGCTTTTTAGGAAGCTGTATCTTCAGTCCCTCTATCTCCACCACCTCACCCTCGGTGTCGTTAGGGCATATTTTGATGGTCGTATCCATCATTAAAGGGTGTTTATGGGAGTGATGATGGGATTATCCATCGCTGAATTCTTCTGCAAAGCCACCGCTCCAGTCGATTTCACTACCACTCCTGCTTGTCTCCTTGAGTTCCTCAAGCATCGTTGTGAGCTTCTGGTGTTCTACAATCAGCTCTCTGGCATCGAGTGCTGCCTGCTTGATGGACTGTAGTTCTGCCTTCCGTGCGCTGCCCGTAGTTTCGGGGTCTACGCCCCTCGCCACCTCGCTGGTGGTGTTCTCAATGGCAGACTCAATAGCTTTCTGGAGCTTCTTTATCGCATCTACCTCCTTGAACTTTATTGGTCGTCCTCTTCCAGCCATACGAACAACATATCTGTGTAGAGCATCCTCCACATAGGCTCTCCGTCTATCTCTATCTCGTAGTCGGAGTTCTTGGAAAACTCAACGAGGTCGCCCTCCTTCACATCGTGGTAGTCCTTGCTCATGTACTTCACCCTGCCCATAGAGTTTGTCTTCTCCTGAATGATTTCAATTACCTCAGACTGTAGCTTGTCGTTCTGCTCTACAGGCTCTACAAGTACCCATTCCCCCAAGCTCTTTATCACGCCATCCTTGTTCTTGTGTGCTATGGCTTGGTCTGGGCGTACATTGAACTTCTTCTCCTCAAGCTCCTGAGAGTACTTGTCGAGGGTGGTGACAACGTGGTGGTGGAAGTACAGCTCATCTCCCACCTCAACGCCCATGTCGTCCTTTGCTGGGATGGCAATCACCTTCGCAGATGTCACCCTGTTATTGAACTCCTGATACTTTGAGGCAAGCCAGAGTTTGCTGCCGTCAGACAGCTCAATCTCGTCCTTGAACCTCTTTGGTATCTCTACCAAGAAGTCTCTGATTGGTTTCATAAATTAAAATTTAAGGTCATTCTCGCAGATGAAGGAGGTGTTCTTGGAGATGTGCTTCCACAAGAACTCTTCCCCGTCCATGAGAACGAAAATTAAAATGTCTCCTTTGTCGTCTTGATGTATGTGGCTAATCTTGCCCTCTCCAACAGACTGCCCAACAACCCACGCAAGACCCCGCTTCGGGTCTGAGCCAACAATTACTTTCCGTATTACTGTTTCCATCACGCCTCACCTGATGCTCCCATTATTCCAAAGTCACTCAGGAAGCTCTTGAACTTCTCTGGGTTTGGATTTTCTGCACACACAAGCTCGAAGATGTTCTCAAACATTTCGATAAGGTCGGATGTGGAGTCTGCTCTCACTCCGTAGAATACGTCCATCGACTCGTCTTGCTTCTTGCTGTCCATCTGTACGGTGAACATATACTGAGCCTCTGGGCATTTCTCTGTGACTATTTCCTCAATAGCCCTCATGTGGGTTTGTATTCCCTTCACTGTTTCTTCGTCCATACAATTTTATTTAAATTAAACTCCTGCGCTCTGTATAATCTCAAGACCAACTGTAGAGTCGAGCATAAACGACAGTCCATCAAGCCTTAACTTCAGTCCACCCCAGTTAGCCATGTCAGACTCACCTCTGCCATTAAAGTCAAACTGTGGTGCGTGGTTGGCATTTGCCTTCGCATCCTGATTGAGGGTGTTTAGATAGTCAGTGTAGTCTACGAAGTTGTGTGATGTATTGAAGTTCATTAAGATTTCCTCCACTGGAGAAACATGAACGTGGTCTCCATTTGTGTCATACAGCCTTGACCTTATCTCCAGCTTCAAGTCCGATGTGATGAACACAGATACAAATGTTGTATACGTCACCGTAGAAGCACTTGCAGATGTAAGAAACACAGTTCTTGAAACAGGGGTGAAAGGCGTGAGCTGTTGCTCCACCATGTTGTCATCAAAGGATGCTGCAACATCAGAGGAGAATATCACTGGTGTTGAAATCTTGTAGCTTGCGCCAGTCCATCCACTTGCCGTAAACAGTTTTGTTTTGTCGTGAGTTTTGTTTTCAGCAAGAGACGTAGCAAGTGTATCTGTCCCTGACCCCACTCTATCAAGAGGGATGTACAGGTCACCCTTTAGCTTCACCTCCCTTCCTACATACCTGCTCTGAATAGATGTGTTAATATCACCAGTGCCATCGTAATTTAGTCCGTAGAATGTACCTCCATCGTCTGCTAAGGTGTGCATATCACGCCACCCCGTATCTACGGATATGTTATCTGACATCGTGAAGTCAAACTCCCGTGTCACCACTTGATTGCTTCCGTTCACCATGAGCATGGTGAGTTCTGATGCAGCGTTGGATGGTGTGCCTGTAAACTTAGTGCCTGTGGAAGGAAGCCCCACTTCTGTAGAGGAAAGTTTCAAGGCTGAGGTGTTGCCATTGCCGTCTTCAACGGTGGATAGAGTGCCGTCTACACCCCCGTTTACTTGTAGGAGGTTTCCGTACTTATCCTTTACTTTCGTTCCAGAGAGTGTTGCCATTTCACTAAATTTGTGGTAAGTGCAAATTTAATCTATCTATGCCTAAGAAAAGGATACCCAAAACCAAGCTGGGTAGGACACATCTACACCAGAAGACGTACTGGCTCAAGGACAACTACATGAAGTGTGGCATATTAGCCGAGGACGTAATACTGGACAGGTATGACATCACCAAGTACCAGCTTGCTTTCTTGCTGCTTGTTTACGACCTACAGTTTTTCTACCTCCCATACATAGCGGAGGTGCTGATGTCACAGGGAGTGAGGCGCACCTCATACATGGAGAAGTTTATTGAACCCCTCCTTGAGAAGGAATACCTCCAGATAGTTGAGAGAGGAGATGACGAAGAACGCCACTTCTTCAAAGAAAACTTCCGCAACCGTAGGTTTATGATTACGGCACGGGCAAGGCAGCTCGTGCAGGACTACTACAACGTGCTACAGAGCCTCAACAAGAAGTATGGGGTGGCTACGGAGTCTCCTCAGTAGGAGTCCAGTCCTCGCCAAGTGCCTCCACAAACTGCAAGCTGCTCTCCTCGTCAGGCTCTATCCCAGACTTTGCTATAATAGCATAATAGTCATCTTCGGGGTGTTGCCGTGGGTTCGCCCAGTTGCTTGTGATAGACCCCTTGTACGCCTTTGCCTCGTTGACCTTGGCGTTGTAGGCTTCAACCTCCTTAAGTGTTCCGATGTACCAACTCATACGATGTTGAAATAGGTGTTAATGTTGCCTTGTATTCCAGTACCTCCGCCCGTTGTAACCGTGCCTCGGTTACTGCTTTGTTCGGAGGCAAAAAGTATAATTTCCGAAATACCTCCACCCAAATAACGTTGACCATTTGCAGAACCTATATATACAGTTGTTTCGCTAATTCCCCCACTTGAGGAAGTGTCTAACGGGCTTCTGTTTCCAAGCGTTCCATCAATGTATTGATTGCCTTCGCTTGTGCCGTTGATTGACGAAAATAACTGCATTTGGTTCGGATTATTTCCGATGTCATCGTCAAGCGTTAGGACGGGGCTTGAACTTACCCGAGTTTCAAGGTCGTAGCTTTTTATTTGAGAGTAGAAGGCAGTTGCATTACTTCCGAAAATTGCTTGTGCGCTTGTTCCCGCTGCTCCATCAGTACCCGCTACGCTGAACGAACTAAATGCCGTAGTGCTTAAACTCAGGGAGGCGGCTAATTGGTGGGACGTTCCGTTAGTTTTTATTGCGTTTATTCCGTCAAATTGCGCCACGCTTCCCCCGTCCACAATCAGAGGTTGCTCGGATTCGGTCGAATTGGTCGCATTGTTTGACCCTGCTTGGTCGTACCAAGTTGTGACATGACCATCTGCGGTGGTTTGGGTGACTACAATGTTTTTGAGGTAGAACACATCGCCATCGGCATCAATCGGGTCAATACTACTCCCAACTAATGCGTTAAATCTGCAAGTGCTTTTACTCGTTGGTGTCCAATCTTCAATGGCTACGCTTGTCCAAGCGTCCAATGTTGTTTGGTCGTATTCCCCATCAGATGTTGTCCCCGTTCTTACTCTTATGCCGTCAATGGTTTGACCGCTCGGAATGTAGTAATCAAAAGAAACATCGTAGGAATTTACTTTGTCAAATGCTGAATTTGTCCGTGTGTAGTGTGCTACTGAGCCACCGCTCAAGGTGAATTTATACGCATCGTCCACCCCTGCAACACTCTGCCCATCTGCACCCGTTCCATTCACCTCCGCCATATCCTCATTTCCGCTTGTAAAATCAGATGTGTATATATCCACATCCTCATTCACAAAAGTGGTGAGAGCCGTAGTGTCCAAGTCTCCATTTGAGTCGAAGCCTATATCTTGCTCGGTGTCATCGCTTGACCTCCGCACCCGTATCAGCCCATCGGTGTAAGTGCTGCTCAACCTCCGTACAGAGTAAGCTGCTGCTGCACCTGTGAATTCATCAAGGATGCCTGTGAACCCTGCCCCTATCTTCTGAGAGGTGATGCTGTCTACACCAAGTCCAAGTCCTAATCTCATTTTTTAGCTCTGTTAAGTGATTGAGGAATAAACCTCCTTGTTGCGTGGTCGTAATCCAGTCCCTCTATCTTCATTCCTCTCTTGGCAGCTTTACGCCTCTTCCTCTCAAGTTCCCTCTTGTATGCCCTACGCTCGTCATTGTCCTGATACTTGGAATCGTATTCCAGCTTCCTCTTCTTGGACTTTGGATTCTTGTCGTAGTATTGTTTGCTTCTGCTTGCCATCTATCTTGCTCTTAGTCTTTCTGATTTGTTTTTGAAGGAAATAGGCTTCCAAGACCCCTCTCCAAAACGTAATGCAGAATCCTTGTCAGCTCCAAAATCAAAAACCTCACCTCTTTTCTTAGCCTCCCTATAAACAGGCATCCAATCCCGTTCGTACTTCTCATTAGACATATCAACCCAACTTCCGTCTTTATTCTGAAACAATGAGGGAAATGAAAACCAATTACCCTTACCGTCAGTTTCAGTTCTCATTATAACAGTGGAATCGCTTCCATCTGGATTCTTTCTTGAACCTTTCCTCATTGTTCTCGCCCTGTTGACGTACTCCTTCATCTTTTTTGGGTCAATGCCTCCTCCCTCTTGATATCTCTTCAGTCTCATTATCCCTTCTCCTTAAACTCCCTAATACGGAGTGTGAACGTCTCTGGTAATCTGTCCAGCAACATCTTCATTGTCTTCTTACTGTTCGTCACATCTGGCAACCCATCCTTGTTAATGTCCGCCAGCTCCTCCCCTACAAGCACACACCCCCGTATCTGGTTGTGAAAATTACCCGAATGTATCAGGATATAGCTCCTATCTGGCACATCTAATACATGGAAATGCTCCCCATACTTCTCACTTGTACGCCTCTCCACCTCATAATCACCAATGGGAATACAGCTTATGTTCCGTCTGTTCTCTCTCCAAGGAAGCTCCAGCGTGTAGCAGAATATCTCCCCGTCCATCATCAAACTACCTATCGTCTGCTCATCGAAGAAGTCCCATCGGTTAAGGCTTACCACCATGTCTTAGGAAATGCTTTGTGTTTCAATTATTTAGAGCTACAAAAATACTAAATCCACAATTCCTGTGTGTCCCCCTTGACTTTCTCATAAATAGCTTGTACCTTTGCCCAAGAAGTACTCTTCAACTAAGCATTTCCTTCTGTTTCCATCAGGAAACATACATTGTTGAATGCCTATCGTGTTGCAGGGTTTCTTCACCCAACCCCCGCAAGGTTATCACTTCAAAAGAATCGACCAAACCCTTGCAAAGAGAGGACTTGGAGGGCTTGCGTTCTCTTTTGCCACCCCGTTTTCCCTGTGTTTATTGGAATCTGTATAGCTCTCATTGTGCGTGGAGAGAAGAATACAGACTCTATAAGCCAGAATTGGAATTGCCACAACCTTGCATTTGGTGAGTGAGAAATGTAAGGGGGTGGGATTATATGTATGCGACAACGCCATCACGCCAAACCCGAAACGGAATCCCAAACCCATGCCATCGTTCTCATTCTCAGCGAGTTACAAACTTTCAGCGTTTTGTCCTATACCTATATAGGGGTAGTGGGCTATGCATAGTACCTTGTGTTGTCTGGCTCTTGAGATTGTTTGTCGGAGGAAAGGGAAAAAGTTAGACGAGGCTAACATTTTTCGTTGGTGTGGGCGAAGGGGATATCAATCCCATACCTAACATCTCCCATCCAAATACCCTACTTCTCCGATAGACTATATTTTTCCTTGTCGGATAAACCTTTAACACTTTTCCCCCACATTTTAACACTTTAGGTATTGCATATGTCATCGCTGTGACATGACTCTCTGCCGTGCGTTCTAAGAGCATTTCTGCCTTGGGTGGTATCCTACCATTCGAAAAAAAAGATAATTCATTTGCCTGATACTCAAGTAGTTACAAAAAATGTAGGAATTGCCCTATTGTATGTGTCATTTCTATTTTGTATCACGTCATGCGTTTCCTATTCCTATAAAAAGAAAGCTAACTGCCTGACATTCAGCGAGTTGAATATTTCTTTGTTTGTAACTCGTTGGCTTTCAGCGAGTTATACACTTTAACAAAATTTCTTTTGTTTGTTAAAATAAAGTTTCAACATCTTTCAACTGCTTGATTCTCAGCAAGTTACAAGCCTTTCAAAAAGTTAACTGCCTGACTATCAGTATTATACTATTCCAACTATTCGCCGTTTCTTTGACTCAGTCAAACGGGGATAACAACCCAACCGACAGCGTAAATTGACATACTGAAATAGTCCTATCACTACTAAGGCAAGAGCAATCGGAGATAGTAGTTCGCAAATGGGCGGGTGGAGATGACATCCCATCTTAGTTGGTAGCCAAATGGACAGGCACTCCCAATCGTTACAGATTGTAATATGTCCATAGCCTTTGAAGGTTGTAGTCACTGAATGTTTCGTACAGAGCCGATACGCAATGATTTCGGCAGACGATGTTTGGGCAATAGGTCTGAAATAAAATAGTACAAGCAAATGCGGGTTGAGAGCATCCCATACCAAAGATTGGTAGTTTGATTGTTCCCCACTACATCGTCAATATTCACACTACATCCGATGGATTGGTTAGTCGCACAATTTCTTAGAACCACAAGTGGTCGGAATCCTGCACACGCAGCAGCGGACAAAACATTTGTGTAGGTGGTTGGACAGAGTGTGCGATGTCACGCAAAAGGATAGCTTGGAGGATGCTTTAAGGCATCGGCAGTTCGATTCTGCCCTATCCACTAAACTGAATCTGTAACCAAAACGATGAATTATGATTCAATACACCCCAACGCTCGGAGTATGCCGTGTACACTACCTGTCAAACATCGACAAGTTCGAGGTACACGAGCAGAACACTGGCGATGTTCAGAGAATGCCTTTGCACATCTTCAAGAGAATTTTCAAGGAGGTAAACCCATCCATCATCCCAACCAAATAAACCAAGGAAAGATGAAAACAGATGTGTACGACAAGGTGAACAATCTTGTCATCGAAGGACTATCGAAGAAAGGCTTGGCTTGGTTCAAGCCTTGGAACGGAGGAGGCATCGCCAACGCTCCAATCAACACGACCACGGGCAAGGCGTACAACGGCATCAATGTATGGATACTTGGTGCAGAGATGGAAGAGAAAGGATATGAACACAATGAGTGGGCAACCTTTAAGCAAGTGAGCGCAAGTGGTGGCTCTGTAAAGAAAGGCAGTAGGTCTACACAAGTGGTGTATTGGCACATCTCCTACAGAGTGGATTACAAGTATTACCCGAACAAGAAAGCACTCTTGAATGCTGGATACAAAGAGTCGGATGCAGAGAAATTCTTTGCTCTCAAAGTATTCAATGTGTTCAACATCGGGCAATGCGAGAACATCGAGCCAAGGCGCAAGA